TATACCCAATCACTGACATCACAATAAAGCCAGCCACGCCCCAGACAGCACGTTCTAGTAGTGCTACTCTGCGTTTAAGGGAGTAATACTCTGCCTTAGTGACGTTGTGTTCTACAATCTCATCAACAGCTTTCTTGATATATTCGATGTCTTTCCTCATCTCTGCAATTACAACGTCTTGTGATTTAGTCACGATTAGCCCATCATCAACGGTAAGAAGTTGCCAGATGCTGTTTTAGTTATAAAGTTAGTAGTCGTACCTACTGTAGTTCCAGCTGTAGTTACTGACTGAAGCTCCACTGTGTAGTCTGTCTTAGGAGACAGGCTTGTAATTGTTAGGTCATCACCAGTATAGGTAGTCCAGCTTCCATATGAGCCAGCAGTCTCTTTGATACGATATTGTTTAGTGATTGGGTATTTACCACCACCAGTATCTATAGTAGTAGGTATAGTAACCTTATTAGATTTTATGCTTGAAGGAGTTGATGCTACTGGTGCTAGAGGTAGAGTGACCGCAGTTCTAGTAGAACCTTGGTAATTTGATAAACCAGCACCGTTGCTCATCCATCCTCTGAACCAGTATTCATCATTAGAGGTTAGTCCTGTATGGTTTACTTCAGCGTTATCTGTCGTACCTATATAAGTTTGTCCTGAAAAACCTGAATTGTCTGCACGATAAGAGCGTACTGAACCAGCAGTACAGTATGTACCCCAGTTAGTAACATCATTTTTTATTTTTATACTTGTAGTTGCAATGCTGTATGGAGCTCCAGTAGTACCAGATGGACTTCCTGCGGCTGGGTAAGCTACGGAAGCTCCTTGTTGTCCTGATGAGTCACCATAGTAAATACTGAGCCAGTTAGCACTTACTCCTATTGAACCTCCGCCAGTGCCTACACCTATTCCGCTACTATTAGTTGACGTTGAACTGTACCAGGTTGTGCCTATAACTACGCCTATACCAGTAGTGGGTTTTGTTTGTACATCATTAAAAACCTGACCACCATTGATATAAGCGTCTGTGTACCAAGGCGAGTCCCAGTTTGCACCTCCAGCTGTAGTTCTGTGTCTTACATAGAAGCCTGTTACTGTAACTGTATTATTAGTACGAGAAACACCTGCATATATTTCACCCCAGATACTGTAGGGTGCATCAGCTTCGGCTGCGGAAGCAATTTCACCCGACCATAGTAAGCCCATTTTCTACTCCTCTATTCCGACAGCTACTACATCCCACTTTACTTCTGTACTGTTATAAACTGCACCTACATACATAATTTTACTAGCTACTGTATCGGCTGGTAGCTCTACTGCTACTGGTCGGTATATTGCGTTCCAAGTAAGTGCTCTAGTTGTTCCATTGTCTTTGATTCTAAGTAAAAGTGTCTGACCTTCTATAGGTACTCCTGTAGGAGCCTCTACGTCTGCTGCAGCTGCTAGAGCTGTGACCGTGAACATATCTACGCTTGTAGTCGGTGTGATTGTTGAAGATGACACTATTGTATCGGTAGCTACTAGAGTGAACTTCTGACTTGTATCTAGTTTAGCTGGCGTTACTGTAGCATCTGCTATCTTAGACCCTGTTACAGCGTTATTAGCTATGTTTACAGAGCCTATGTTTCCGTTAAATTCGTTATAAATAGTTTCTAGGGGACTATTGAACAGTGTGCCTGTTGCTGAGTCTCCGTCTTTGATTTTGGTGTAGCTGATTAATCCCATATGTTTATTCTACCATGTTTTTAGTTTCTCTCATCGTATATTTTCTTTCGTGAGTTTATTGAACCGTCAGTTAATCTTCCATCTTTTACTGGAAACTTCATAGCTTCTAGTAAGCCTAGTCTGATTTCTTTCATACTGTCACCATTTTCGTATGCCTGACTATCGTATCTACCGTACTTGTTAGTAAGGGCATCTATAGCTCTGTCTACTTCTGCGTTGTATTCTACGGCTTTCTTGCTGGCTTCATCTATCTTACCCTGACCTACTAGCTTAGTAAGTGATTTAGTGGTGTATTCTTTGACTCCATCTAATTCATCCTTACCTTTAGTGTCCCTGTTACCGTCATAGTAAGTGTTGGACACGCCCTTATTAGCGTCTGGTTTGTAGAATCTCTTAAGTATCTGGTCATCAAAGGACTGAGTACCACTCTCTCTTCCGAGTATCTTATCTGCTGTACCGAAGACACCAGTACCTACACCTGCTGTATAGCCTCTAATGTAGTGCTGTGCTTTTATAGGTGAGATGTTAAGTATGTTAGCTATATCTCTTACTGACTGAGGAATACTGTTGTAGTACTGCTCTTCCTCTGGAGTAAACTCCATGTTTTCTGGGACTATATTATCATCGTAGAAGAAGCTATGGTTGGTAACATCTTCAACTACGGGTATCAATGGTTGAGGTAGGAGTGTTCCTAGAGCCTCACTTTTGCTATTTCCAAACGGATTAAATGCTCCCATGAAGTCTACTGCATTATCCTTGAAGCCCTGTTGGTCTCCTACATACTCTGCCTCTATAGCGTTCCTGAAGGGGTTAGCGAACTTATTGATACCAGGAGGTAGAGGTAACTTTATGACGTTTCCATCACCCTTTACAAAGATGAGGTTGTTTTCTACTTCAGCAGGGTTAGTAGCTAGCATTGAAGCATATACTTCTGCTCTCTCTGGGTCTGCTAGGTTGTAGTAGGTAGCAGCCATTACAGGAGCTATAACACCACTAACTATCTTGAAGGATGCGGTAATAGGTTTGTCTAGTAATGTACGCCCCAACTGTCTAGAACCCTGTATACCAGCGTTTAAGTATGGGTTCATTATCTTAATGGCGTTAGCGTACTCACTCTGGTTAGCAAAGTTAATGGAGTTCTTGGCGGAAGCCCTGTTAGCTGTAGATAGTGCCTTAGAGAATGATGCTACGCTGCCGTCTCCCTGAGCTATCTCTTTTCTAAGTGTTCCACTGAAGTTCTGGTAGCGACCAAACAACTCTGAGCCTGATACTACGTTTTCCCATGTCTGTAGAGGAGAATCACGCTTAACTCCCATTATCTTCTGTACCTCACCTATAGTTGCATCTAGCTGTTTACCTAGGTCTGCTCTAGTAATGTTCTGGTTCTTAATTAGGAACTGCTGGAACTCATCAGATGGTTGTAGCATATTGTTAATAAAGCTATCCTTCTTACCGAGTTTCCCTAGAGTGCTCCTACCTATTGGTTTAGCTATAGTCTCTTTAAGACTCCTGCCTACTGCCATAGGGTTGTGAGTAGCGAATATGTCATCGGTATGAATAGCTGAAGTAAAGAAGTCTCTTACTACGTTAGCTGCTGCGAATGAAGGGTTTCCTGCTGTAGCACCGAACCTAAGGATACGGTTAGCTTGCATAGCAGCCCTGGCAGTATTGCCCATAACTTTATTGGACATGCCGTTAAGCTGTCTAAATGTACCAGCGTCTACCTCATATAGTTCCTGGACTCCATCGTTCCACACCTTAAGCATAGGTTTGCCAGCGTGGTCTAAGTCAGCATGCTTCTTAAGGACATCTTTCATAGTCTTGTTAAACTCAGAACTAATCTCTATATCTTTACGTATTACATCTAATTCATCTAATGCTGTAACTAACTTCTTATCTCTTCTTCCTATCATTTTCTTTAATAGGTTATAATCTTTATTATTAAGTTCTACTAAAGAATTAGCAAAGTTTTTAACATCTTTCTGTTTTAATAGTTTAAGACCTTCAGGACTAAAGTTAGGCATACCTTTTTTATCTGATTTAAGAGCTTTCTGTAGTCCTTCTTTGTTTAGCCCATTTAGTTCTGTCTGTATCTTCCTTATGTATTTATTCTGAGACTTCTGGAACCTGGTAAGCACTTTCTTGAAGGCTGAGTTCTGTAGCATAGCTCCTATAGCTTCTTTACGTATCTTGACGTTAGCTGAGGATACTTTAGCTTTGCCTATAACTTTGTGCTGCTGTCCTACTTCTTTAAGGTACTTGCCGAAGTTTCTCTTGGCTAGTGATGATTCTGTTCTCATATAGAAGTCCATAAGTGCGGCTAGAGGCTCTACTGCTTCTTGGCTCTGGTCCCCTTTGAGTTTCATCTCTACATTTCCACCCCTGTTAATAGCACTACTCTCACCATTAAAGGTCGTGTTACCGAACTGTTCGTCTATCTCTCTCTGTACACGGGTATAGTCATCGTCTGCCATCCACTTCTCGTAGGTGTACTTATCTATCCTACCTGCTTCGTAGAGGGTTGAGATAGGAGATTTAGTCATCTTGTTCATAGCATCGTAGTACTGCTGTTGGACTTTAGTACCTTTAGGAACCTTCTTAATCTTTCCAATCTTAGCACCAGTAGCAACTAGCTTATTGTTGTTTATAATGTCCTGTTTCTTACTTACGAACTTACCTAAGTCCTCCATGAGAGCCTTTTGAGCTTTCTTGCCTTTAGGAGCTTGGAGGATTTCTACTAGTGTATTGAAGTTAGGGTCTTTAGTAAGCTTACTCATAGCAACACTGTTAGATTTGTTTATCTCGGTAGCAAACTCATCCATCTTCATTGTAATCTTATTGCCTTCAGCATCCTTGAGACCTCTGTAAGGTAGTTTAACTTCATTTATCTGGTCTACAATGCTACCAGCTCTATCTATAACTTTCTTAGCACCTGGAATCCTATTAACCTGTTGTCTTACAGGTCTGCTTATGTTCTTACCTACCCATGGAGCTATCTTGTTCTCGAACTTACGTACTGGGTTCTGCATCTTGCTTATCAGTCCACCGCTTTTGTAGTTCATAAGAGCAGCCACGGTGTCTTCAGGTAGACCCTTAGTTGTTTTACCGTTTACCACTACATCGGTTAGCTTCTCACCACCCTTAGTATAAGTTTTGGTGACTTTAACACCCTTACCAGCGGAGCCAGTAAATGCTTTACCTATAGACGGAGCAGCTGCACCAGCAAGACCTAGAGCACCACCGAATAGCATACCTTTCATAGCACCTGAGGCTACGTCTGTATCGTCTTGTACAGCACTTGTAGCTCCCATACCAGTACCACCAATTACACCAGTATTAAAGGTCTGAAGTGCTCTTGCACCTGCAGGAAGCTTAGAAGCCGCCCTTATTGAGCCAGCTGTTAGTAGGTCTAGCCCCATTTCCCCTACTGAACCTGCTACTCTTTTGTTGTCTCCCCAGTTTGCATAGTCTTCCGCATAACCTCTTTGGTCTTTTACGATAGATTCCATTTTAGCCATCGCTGCGTTCATCTCTTCTACGGCTTTCTTTTTACGTGCAGGAGTCGCAGTATCGCTAGCTATGATTCCTCTGAACATCTTCACTTGTTGTCCTAGAGTGTCTATTAAGTCTGTCTGTTTATCGAAGTTCTGTGTGTCTCTGTTCTGCATTATCTGTCTATCCATGTACCTAGCACCACGTAGATATGGCTGTGCTATACCTTGAAGGAAGCCTACACCCATTACGCCAGCCTTTTCCATGTTTGATAATTGAGTGCCAGGAGAATGTACTTCTTTAAAGCCTACGTCTTGAGGACCATAGCCACCCTCTGGTTCTTCTGGTCTCTTGTTTACTGGAGTAGGAGCGAGAGGACTGAGCATAGATGGTCTCTGAGTAGGTTGCATCGGGCTAGTAGGTAGTTGTTGTCTAGACTTCTGAGAGAAGAAGTCATTGCTAGTATTAGGGTTTACTCTGTCTACTGGGTCATTAGGTTGGAGGAACTTCTTAGAGCGTTCATCGTCAAAGATGGCTTTATATTTATACTGTGCTTCTTCGTCTCCAGCTTCAGCTCTTTTTCTAAGTCCACTAGCTATACCAAAGAAGGCGTTGCTGTTATCTGTTTGTTCGAAAAATTTGTCTCTAAACTTATTGGCTGCATTTGTCTTTAGTGTTGTTTCGTAAGGATGACCTCTGAAGTTTTCAGAAGACATTTCTTGTTTGACACGTTCTGACCTTTGTCTAGAGTACTTCTTTACTCGTTCGTCTTGTGAGAGGTAAAAGTCGTTTCTGTTTATCCATGACATAACAACCCCTACTCGTCATACACTATATAATCTTGCCAGTGGTCTTCATTCACGTATGTTTTCCAGAAGGCATCATCAAATGCCCTTCCATCACCCTCACCATCAATAACAAATTGGGCTCTTGCCTGTCTATATGATTCTGGGCTAACATTGCCATCTCCACCAACCCTAGAAGCTAGTGCATCACCGTATACTTTAGCTGCTGAAGCCCTAGAGGTTTCAGAGCCACCGCCACCAGTGTAGCTACTTGAGCCTCTAGTTGTAGCCATTGACCTAGAGAATTGTGATTCATCTATAGCATTTTGTTCTGCTCGGATTGCATCTTCTCTTGCGTTAGCTTCAGCCAGCAGCCTATCGTCTCTACCCCACTGTTGGTTAGTATTCCACCAGTCAGTGTTAGTGTTGTAGTTCATTCCAGCTGCATCGTAGGTTCGGTCATCATTCTTATCTGAGTATCCAAGCATCTGTTGTCCACGGTCAGCGTTAAGTCCTACTATTTGTCCTAGTAAGCCCTGACGTTCTCGGTTCATCTGATTATCTACTTCCATTAGTCCAGGAAGGTATTTCTCACCTAAGTAGCGAGCGTTCTCTGCAGGTTGGAAGCCACTAAAGAACATGCCCCTCTTCTGTGCTGTATCGCCTATATCTCTGAAGGCATTAGTCTTAGCCTGTTCGATAGAAGCCTTCTGTGCTCCATAATATTGTGGAAGTTGTTCTATTTGACTTTCTATAAATTGACTTTGTGGATTGTAGATGCCGTCAAGAGCTTTAGTTTTGGCTGCTGTGTCTATCATTGGTGCTGTAAATTGTGGTGGTGTTGCTGACATATTGTTCCTATTATACTACAGTTATTATTATGCTACATCTTATGGTCTTAAAGCAAGTCATTATGCTACCCTCTGAGCTATCATCACGCTAGTACCTGCTGAGTTGTTATAGAGTATTACTGTTACAGCGGCACTTGGTTTCATATTTACTCGTATTACATTATCTGCTGTAGTGGTTGTTACCACCTCTGTTAGTGTAATGGTTGTCTGATTAGATGCTGTTGGATAGCCACTAATCCTGTGTGAGTCGGTTACTTCAGTAGAGGTTGTTTCATTATAAAGCTGTACTGTTGCATACGTACTAGCAGTAGAAGAAGTAGCAATTCTTAAATCACAATGAATAATATATGTTCCTGGTTCTGGTAGAGTTACATCAAGCCCAGTATCTTGATAAGAAGGTGAAGTTGTAGATGTAAAAGTTGTTGGTAAAACTGAACGTATTACTGTACCCACTGTGGCTGTTAAATTGTCTATACGAGTATTAGTAGTGTCACTAGCTGTACGTATCTCGTTTACGCCCCTACCTACTCTTCTGAAGTTCTGGTCTACCTGAGTAAGTTCCTTCTGGATAATCGGGGTTAATCTCTTCATTATGCAGGTCTTCGGTTACGGTAGTATTGAGAGTGAGCTATTAGATAGACTGGTGTATCTACTCCTGTTTTCATTATCCTTATCTGGAATACTGTAGCTAGTCCTGGAGAGTTAATCCTGTGTCGGTAGTACTGTTCACTTGCTCCTAATTCTGAGCCGTCTCCAAGTACGAATGAGCCCACTATCGTACCTGTCTCCGTTGGTTCAATCATCAGTTCTTTATATTCTGGCTGGTTTCGGTAGTCTAGGTCTGTGCCTATATATGTAACACCTCTCCATACAGGTATACGGAAGTGAAGGTACATTCTTCTTACTTGCTTGAAGTTGTCTGGTGCATCGAAGTCGAAGTAGTTGGTGTGGTATTCAAACTCTATCGGTCTACCTAGGTCTGAGTGATTCTCTGAGTCTGAGTAGATAGCTCCCATTCTAGATGAGAAGTACTTAATGCTGTTTTCTTGTGGCATTAGCATAGCACCGTTGATGTTTCGGTTAGTGTCGTAGAACCATTCTTTAAATCTAGTCTCGTATACGAAGCATCCGTCATAGTCTGTACTACCTGAAGTCTGGAACCAGTAATAGATTCTGTCGTTGTAATAAGTAAGTCTTACGTTGTCTATATCTGCTATGTCATCTAGGTCTGCCTCTATTGGTCGTGATAGTTGTACGTCTTCGTTTCCATTCCATTGGTATACGTGTCCGTCAGTACCCACGAAGTAGATGTAGTTCTCATCCTGGCAGATAGCCTCCTGAGATATAGCACCCATGTTTCCGTAAGCCTCTTCAAGTTGGTACTCTTCCAAGTAATCGCCTATAAGTCTGTGCTTGCCGTCTCTAGTGAATATAACTAGGTCATCTTGGTATCCCACTAAGCCCGTTATAGGGTCTGAAGATTTAGGTTCTGGTACATATGCAAAGGCTGTACCCTCCCATGTTGTGTAGTCTGCAAGGTTACACCACTCAATGCGTGTAGGTTCTGAAGCCTTGACTCCGAATAGTCGGTTCCTGTGATTGATAATGTTGCTGAAGACTGTAGTAGTAGAGGTTCCTGATATGTCTGTGAAGGTAGTTCCAGTACTTCTGTGTAGGTTATCGTAGCCATTGACTGCAAATACAGCATCGTCATATTGTGCGACTCTCACTTTTTCTGCAGAAGAGTCTAGTGAACCCACCTGAGAAGTGACTACTCCAGTGGAATTATCCGCTGAGTAGATGTTATCGCCATGTGCGAAGAAATAAACCTTAGCTCCTGTTGATGGAGAGAATCTTATTCCACCTTTTACTCCACCAGCTGAAGCATAGTACTGTTTGAAGTTGATAGCGTAGGTAGTTGCTGTCCAGTTTGCACCTGCGTCTATTGATGCTATTGCGTCTGTGGTGTTGGTTGTAGTTGAGAACGTGAATACGTCTCCTTGCTCTTGAGACTGTAATACTAAGTGATAAGTTGTTGCTGCATCCAGAGTAGGTGCTTCTATGAATAATACGTCTACATAATCAGGTGAGCCTGGAACAGAACTAGATACGATTGAAGAGCAAGCTAGTAGCGTACTAGGTACTCCTGCTGAGTCTGTATAGACCTTTACCTGTAGTGGTCCTCTAGTGTTTGCTGAGTCTACTCCGATAGCTACTTTAGATAAGACTCCAGCTGTAGTAGTAGTGAAAGGCTGTGACCTTATGTTTACATTGTCTACATCAATCGTAGAGGCACCTGTAACCGCTGTTTCACTATCATCTAGGGTTTCACCCACTGGGATTGAAAACGCCTCTTCTCCAGTACGTGTGGAGATAGCTACCTGTCGAGTATCTTCTGACTTGTACATACGTGCGTTACGAAGGTATGGAGAGGTAGAGTCTTTAAGGATTGAATAAGGGTCTGTAGAGTTATAACCCCTAACGTCTTTTACAATGTTGGAGCTTAGTTTTCTTCCTTTAGGTGCTTTTGGTACTTCTCTTGTGAATCTTGAGCGTGACGGCATTATATACCTCTATTCGTATTCCGTAACACATCTACCTTGCCTGATTGCTGTGGGCTGAAGCGTTTAAGCAGAGCTGCTACTAGGAGGTTCTTTTTACCCTGTTGGTATTGAGCGATGTCGTTATCGTCATTAGTCTCGTAACACCTTACTAGTGCTCCTAATACTAAGACTTCTTGAAACTCTTCAGGTATGTCAGGTTCGTCTGCATCATCTTCTAGTGCAGTTGCAGCCTTTAAGTAGTCGTGTTGGAAAGTGAATGTTCTATCTGAGTCCCATGCGAAGATAATCTCGTTGTTATAAATTGTCCACCATCGAGGAATACTCTCTGAATATCCTGATGTCTCCTGGAAAGCTTCTCTGAACTTCCCGTAAGGTAGGTAGAAGCGTGTTACGTCTGTGTCGTAGCTCTCTGGTGCTGTAATACGGAGGATTTTAGTCTTCTGGTGTCCTACTGGAAGGTCAAACTGAGATGCTCCCTGTACCAAAGTATGTACAACGGTAGCCCTGTTAAATGGTAGGTCGTAGTAGTTTAGTATTTCTCTTTGTTCATCATTAATGAATTGGTCAATTAATGCAGAAGAGAAGTTCTGGTCTACTAATCTGTCTTTTACTGTTTGTCTGATTGTTGCTAGTGTATTTGCCATATCTTTATTCTACCATGTTTCTTCTAGGTTGCGTTTCCTGAATTAATGGTTCCACTACCATTGTCGGTTAGTGATGTTCCATTGCTTTTTAGGTTGTTACCAGTTACTACTATGTCGGTGGCTGCTGCCACTATGTTTACGCCATGTAGCCACCCTGATGACCTGTTGCCAGTAATTACGTTATTGGTATCGCCAGCAAGCTCTACTGCTATTCCTGAGCCAGTAGCTGTATCACCGCTATATACTGTATTACCAGTTACTGTTACATCATATGAGCCAATTAAAATGCCGTAATTACCTTGATAACCGCGTACCATATTACCAGTAACAGTATTTCTACCTTTAGTTATTTCAATGCCAGTTGCTGAAGCTGGAATGTTTACATTGTTGCTTGAGACTGTATTGTAAAAGCCATTAACCTGTATGCCGCTGCAAACTCCCTCTATTACATTTCCAACAATACTATTATTTGTGCCAGATAGACTTACTGCAAATGAATTAGTTCTTACATAGTCTCCTCTAAAAATATTATTATTAACTGAGTTATTCTCACCAGACACCTGTACTACAGTAGAGGCTGACTTTGGTTGATAAAAGTCAAAAATGTTATCAGTTACTTGATTGGATTGACCACCGACAGTAATCATTGGACCGTTTAGTAAACCGCCAATCCATAAGTGATTGCCCATAAACCTACAAGCACGTTTGTTGAGATTGATTGGGGAGGTGTTCGTACCACTAATAGTAATGTAGCAATTAGTAATACTAGAGCCATCATATGTAACTCCGCCATCCGTTATAGAACCTGTACCACTAAAATTTAAATAAAGATTTGATATATTGAATCGTTTGTAGTTACTAAATGACCATGAATAATTTCCGAACTTTATTACAGCTAGATGACTCTCACCTATTATGTTTACTCTGCCTTGAGTTACAGTTCTAGATGCAATTTCATCGTGCGTTCCGTTTCTTACAAATATAGTATCCCCTGATGTGGAAGCAGCTATAGCCTCTCCTACACTGGTGTAGTCGTCAGGAACTATAGTTTGTGCTCCATATGGGTTTCCTCCTCCACCGAGGTTGCTTTTCTTTACGTGTTTAGTTGTGCCAGTTCCAGACATAGTAGTATCTGAAACATCCACCATTACGAATAAGTCGTCATCTGCTGGTGCTTCTGCTAGTTCTGTGTAGTTTGTAATTTTTCCCATATCTATATTCTATTATACTTTCTCGACTAATCCTACGTTATGGTCTATTACCCAGTAAATATTCCCATCACTATCGAAGTAGAAATCTTTCTTGGAAGGACCGAAGGATATGTCGCTGTCGGCTAAGTAGTGATTGGTGTTCTCTACTACCGTATTGGTTAGTGTTATTGTGTGCTCTATATCATCTATAGCAAGGTTGTAGTTATGCTCTAGGTCTGTGGTATCTATTGTGAATAGGTGGAGTAGGTCGTCAGGGTTTATTACATGATTCTGAGTTATGTCCGTACCGTCTATAGCTTGCTGGAAGGCTATATCTTCAGGGGTAAGTACGTGGTCTTGGATTAAGCCAGCATCATCTACTTGTGTAATGAAGTTAATATCATCAGTATCTAGGCTGTAGTTGATTATCAGCCCTACATCAGTTGCTTCATCAGTTATAGGCTCACCTGATTCGTCAAGTATAGGCTCACCAGCTTCATCTAGTACGGGACTGCTACCAGTCATAGTTAGTGAGTGGCTTATATCTTGAGGAACTATATCTACATTTATGGCTACGCCTGAATCATCTACTGAAGTTGTAAATGTAATGTCATTTGTAGCAATAGTTACGTTCTCTACTAGGTCGGTGCTGTCTACTGAGGTAGTGAATTGAATATCGTCCGTAGGTATTATATGGTTCTGTGTGATAGTAGCAGTGTCTACTGAACTTGCTAAGCTTATATCTTGTGTATCAATTACGTGGTTCTGACTAAGCCCTCCATCATCTACCTGAGTATCAAAGGATATATCATCTGGAGTGAATATATGGTTCTGGGTAATTGCTGTGCCTTCAATAGTGAATACACTGCCTACATCATCTACATACAGTTGTGTGTTGGTGTCTAAACCTGCTTCATCTATTGTAAATACATTACTTATATCCTGAGTAACTATTACATGGTTTTGAGTAATAGCACTGCCATCAAGTGTGGATGTATGAGATATGTCCTGAGTAGGTAGTACGTGATTCTGTCCTATACTCCCATCATCTACACCAGTACTAAACGCTATATCGTCTGTACCTATAGCGTGGTTCTGAGTAATGCTTGTTGTGTCTATTGTGAAGTTTTGAGATGCGTCTTGAGTTATTAATGGTATTGTAGGTTCTGTAAAATTAAAGAGTACCTGGTCTGTAGATAAGGTTTGAGAAGAATCAGTAACCTCTAGTTCTACTAAAGATGCTACCTGAAAACCAGCCAAGCCACCATTGTAGTATACGTACACTTCTAGAGCTGATAGTTTAGCCCAAGTCCAACCACCAGTGGGAGTATTTAGTGTTACGTCTGCTCCAGCAGTCGGATTAGCGTAGTCTGAGCTGTTGCTCCTCGGTGTTCCCAGTAACTCTGATTTACCATCAGTATAAATAGCTGCAAATACATTTGTTGTGTCAAAGGCATCTGCGGCATATATTCTAGCTTTTACACTTAATATAGTGTCTCCGCTAGTCGGAGCATTGGTACCACCGCCTGAAAGCTCCCCAAAACTATCTGTGCCGTTGTCTATGGAGTTATTGGCTGCGGCAGTGCTACTAGAACCATCAAAAAGGTTACTGTCCGAAGTCCACTCTGAATCTGGGTCACTAGGACCTTCATCTGAAGCGTTAAAATAATAAGTATATACAGCCATTACACTACCACCTGATAAACCCTAGCTGAAACTACGTCAGAAGAATAATAGTTTGATAATCCAGTAGTTTTAGTACCAGTTAATGTAAACTCGGTATCCACAGCAGTTGTATTATCCGAATCTAGAGTTTCCCAGCCACCTGAAGTTACTTCTATTTCTACCTTACCAATATGCGTACTATTAGAGCCGCCAGATAGCGTATAACAATAAAACTCTAGTGCTTGTATTTTAGTCCACGACCAACCACCGCTCGGTATTGATAGTGTTTGATAACTTCCCCAAGCGTTAACTGCACCAGTAGGAACCGCAGTGTAAGAATAGCCCAAGTTTTCTGCACCACCATCAGTATCAATACCAACTTCTTCATCCCTTTCGGATGAACCATATACTCTGTACCTTACTTGTGTAATTGATTCTCCCGAAGATGGTGCGTCTGTGCCATCAATACTTAATAATGACGAGTTCTCTACAGATACAGATGCCAGTGTGGATGTACTACCGTCATCTGCATTAGTTACGTTGCTCCAATCAGAACCACCATCACTAGCAGCAGCATCAGAACCATCAAAGTAATAAGTACTAACAGATGGATATTTATAAATCTGAAGATAAACTGTAGATGAACTTGGAGCAAGAGTTGTTTTACCCTTCCAAGTGACTTCTATATTGTCAGTAGAGTTTGTGTGAGTATATTTGAATAGCTTTACAGCGTTGTCACTTGCCTCAAAATCAAAGTAGGTGTTGTCATCTAGCTCCACATCACCTTTTTCAGCTGTGGTAAGTGTATTAGCTAGGTCTGTACTGTCAGTACCTAGAGTTGCTTCATCTTCGTAAGTGTAATTCCAGTCTGGGTAAGGGTCTATCGTGGTGTTGTCTTCAGTTAGAGATAAGGAAATATCTTGAGGGGTTATGGTGTGAATACTTGAGTTTGTCGTTACTTCTAGTTCTACCCTATTCTGACGTGCAGCAGTTACTCTAGCAAAGGCTAAACACTCTAGTGCCTGTAGTTTAGCCCAGGTCCACCCCCCTGTGGGCGTAGACAAAGTTGTATAACTTGTATAGTTGTTTCCACCACCCCCTGTTAAGAGTGTAGCCAACAATTCTCCTTTGCTGTCTGTATATATTTCTGTGGTCATTTCAATAGAAAAAGAAGTGTCATATAACCTAGCTCGTACTTGAGTTATAGTGTCTCCACTTGATGGAGCATTTGTTCCTTCCCCTAGCAAGTAATTTGAAGTACTACTACCAATAGTACTAGTACTTGCTAGAGTTCCTGTGCTTCCGTCAAATCCGTCGTTAAGGTCAGCCCAAACACCATCAGGGTCATAAGCACTCGCATCGCTAGCATCAAAGTAATATGTAAACACTGTAACTTCGTCTACAACTGTTGCATTATCTGTGGTCAGTGGTAGAGATATATCGTTAGATATGATTGTGTGGTCATCACCTCCAGCAGCCTCTAGAGTGTCTAGGTTTACTCCCCAGAAGCCTGTCCAACCAGCAGGGGATATGGCATTACCACCGCCCTCTGTACCAGTAAGTTCTGTGACAGATACACCTACATCATCACCAGCGGTTAGAGCTAATGCACCCATAAGGTTAGCTGACCAGCCAAAGGTGTCAATGGAACTCTGGTTATTTCTCATGTAATCACCAGCGAAGGAGTCTGTATCTTCTACGCCGTTTACATGGAACTCTGCAAAGGCAGTCCACCTTGTGGTAGCGGCAACATTATTCGAAGCAGCCGATATGTTTGCACCAAATAGATAGTCGTTTGTCTTAACAGCATTTATAGATGTGGTGGCTAAATCAGTGAATGAAGCCGTATCATTGAAATCGGTCACTTCGTTTACGTCTAGGTCTGTTGGTGAGGCAGACAAATCAGAACTTACGTTACTATCGTGTGAGGCAAACACCTCTGCATTATCATTAAGTTCTAATACTACAAGCCCATGTATACCTGCTGCAGAAGTGGTGGCTGAGTCTACGTCTGCACCACCGTCACCATTAGCAACGCCATTACCCCTATACTGCATAAGTTCAATAGTTCGGGTAGCGGTTGATGTCTCAATAATCTGAGTGAACATCTCTCCACCGTTAGCATCAGAAGCTTGTCTTATATAAGCATAGCCCTTAGCAGAGTCGTCTAAAGTACCGTCTATACCAAGTCCGTACCAACGCTGTGAACGAGTAGCACCGACTCCCTCATGCCACACCCCACCAAAGACTAGGTAGCGTTTGTTATCTCCTGTGACCGATACGACATCAGATGCGATTGTGATATTTGTACCGTCTGTACCAGAGAGGCTAGGTACTTTAGTAGGAGTTGTACCACCAGTTACGGTTGTAGTCGTTGAATTATAAATACCTGCATCTGCGTAATAGAGAGGTATGACCTGTAACTCTGAACGAACAGTCCCACCTGTAGGCGGGTCGGTATCTCTGTGCCACTGGAACTGTAGCGTAGCCCCTGCACTAGGATTGTCAACAAAGCCCCAAGCACGTACATACGACCTGTCCTCTGAGGTATCTCTGTTATAGCCAGAACTAGCACTACTTGAGAAGTTACCCGTACCGCTAGCTTGAATAAACCTACCAGACGGGTTGTGCCTACCGTTAGAGCTATCTTCATACTCGAAAGCAGCAACTACTAAGTAACCATCAGCAAGTCCTGTTGAGGGTAACGTAATAGTCGATGTAGAGCTAGTCCACGTATAACCCGTACCAGCTATATCTGTAGTAGGGAATAGTCCATTAGGTGCAGCCCATGAAGTAGTCGGTGTGAGAGTAATTGTACCGCCACTGGCTTTGAATAGATTAGCCATTTAAGTGCACACCGAACTACAGCACAAGTGGTCTTCTTCGTAGCAACTAAGCATTGTTTGACCGTGCTTTTTATCTTTAGTGCATACCGTACAGGGGCAGATACCAGACTCTATCTCTATATCTCCGTCAGGTAGACCGAAGTTCTTCCACTCATGCCCAGCTTTTTTAGTAAGCTTTACGGTTTTTTTAGATAGGGGTCTAGCTCTACCCTTTAGGTAGTCTTTTTCTTCTTTTGAAAGTTTGTTCTCATCTACTGCCATGCTAACTCCTTGTTAGAGTTAGTTGTTAAGCAGCGTCTTGTATTTCGATATCGAAAGTTTGGATTGTTGCTGTGTTGCCTGATGTTACTGCTTGTGAAGTACAAGTAGTTACGAAGTAAAGCGTATCAGTTCCGTTAGTTCCTGCAATGTGAGCTGCTGTTCCTGAAGTACCGATTGATACGCCAGTTTGCTCTCCTAGTGTTAGTTTACGACCTGAAGTATCACCGTTAGCGATAGTCCAGTCTCCACCACCGTCTCCAGTAGTTACTGTTACTGAACCTAGTTCGTAGGTAGCGTTAGCTTCTGCGAATGTGGTTGGTTGCGTAGAACAGATGTTAATCTCGTCTACGTTGTCTGCGATTACGTCAAGCATCGCATCTATGGTTGCATCTGGTACAAATTTTGCCATTATTATTTATCCTTCTTTGGTTTATTATTTACTTTGTCTATTAGCTTTTTTACCTTTTTAAAAGGTTCTATTTTAATTTTATTTGGTTTGATGATTACATCATCTTTTTTCTTTGGCATGTTACTCCTAATTATATGTTAATGAAGCCCTATCATCCCAAACGTATGAGAACGTGGTGTCTCCACCAGGGAATGATTTGGATAAGCCGTTTGTAGTGTCTCCTTTAGCTATCTGCCATTTGGACTCACTACTGCTAGCAGACGGTTCTGCCTTACCAAAGTATATAACAGGAGAGTTGGTTGTGTCTATCTCTACTCTTGGTACAGTTGTAGATTTACCTGTTACAGCATTAATAATGTCCGCTGAACGGAAGTTAGGTATAGGAAACTCTAGTTCATTGATACTATTCGTTACTTCTACCGTTTTATTGATTAGAGTAACGATTAGTGCAGAGGTGTCTGGGTAATTGATGCCCTCTATGGCTTCTTTTACTTCTTCCAGCTTGCTCATGTCTACGGTGACTTGTGGAGCTTCCACTTTTACGTCTGTAGGTTTTACGGTTATCTTAGGGTCTAGCTTTAATTTCTTTACATCAGCTCTTAAGTCGTCTATGCACTTAGTAATCTCTTTTAGGTTGTTTACAGCCGTTTCCTTAGGCATTTCTGGGAAGGATGGGTATTCTGTCGGAAGTTTGCCTATCGCTTGTTCTACGCTCTCTAAACGCTCCAGGATAGGCATAAAGTCCACCTCTTTACCTTCAAGCACTACTTTTAGGTTGTCTACTGCCTGTTTGACAGTATTAGCACCTTTTAATGCGTCTGGTGTAGATATGGACTCTTTGCTGTTTGTTACCCTTACATTCTGTATATCTGTAGTAAGAGATTCTATTATGGCTTTAGCTGTCTCAATAACTGCCTTCTGGACAGCATCAGTAGCCTGTACTACGTATCTAACGTCTTCAAGCTCTTTACCACGACCAATATTATGGTCTTTCTTGTCTTTGAGGGTCTGTACTAAATTATCGAAATCTTTCATGACTCCATTGTACCACTTATTCTTTTTCTAGTTCTTCTTTCAAAGAGATGAGCTTGTTAATGCTTAGGAATATAGAACGTAGGTTCTGTACTGATTCCATGATTTTATTCTCACCTGTCTCAGTATAGGCTTCTTCGCCTTCCATTTTCTCTCCTACGGCTATGTATCTCTTAGCAATCTCTATATCTACCTCGAAACGGTATCTCTGGGTCTGGAAACCTTCGATTTGAGCAGTTAGATATTTTAACTTTTCTTCCTTTGAGAGTTCTGGTGACTCTAGGCTTTCTAGTTCTTTTAAGTATTTCTTTACTGATGGCATGCTGCACTCCTTTATTAGTAACTTTATTATAGCATAAAAAAAGAGCCCCCCGAGAGACTGGAGGACTCAATTTATATTGTACAAGTATTAGCTTGTTACAACTACACCGTGGTCTGCACGTAGAATTGTGCCGCCCCATAGTGCTTGACATACTACTAGGTCGCCCAAGTATTCTGTCTTGCGTTGCATTTCGAACTTAGGTTCTTTTTGCATTGCAATTGCGTATGCTTCCTTATGGAAGTATAGGTGTGATGTAGATACAAGGTTTTGGCTCATAAATACTTCTGCACCGACTACTGTACCAACTTTACCAGTCTTGAAACCAGAAGGTTGTCCAGATGCACCCATAGCGTCATAACGAACGAATTCGTCAATTTCTAGGAGTTCTCTGTGACCGTGTGGTTCAACAACTAGGTAACGCTCTGTCATAGGTGCTTTAGCTACGTCAAGTAGTTCTTTAGCGTCTAAGATGATTGCGTATGTTAGTGGTGTTGCAGCTACACCAACTGCTCCTGAAAATGCTGCATCCATTCCGACAGCGATGAAGTTGTCGATTTTTTCTGCGATTGCATATCCAGCTTTTTCACGATACTGTGCAGCCATTTCATAAGCTGACTGTGCATCTGCGAAGTCTTCTATCATTACTGAGCTTTCCCAGTGTTGGTCGATTACTAGTGTAGTTTTAGTTTCTGTAACAGCGTTAAGAGTAACTTGAGTGTTAGCTGCTTTAGCGTATGCTGTTAGATTTGAAAGGTTAGGTATTTCTACTGTCTGACCTTTGCTCTTGATGTCTCGGTCATACCGTTTTACCAAAGGTGCTAGAACAAGATTGCTCTCACGTGCCTTTAGAGTTTCGGATGCCCAAATGTTTGGTGCCCATGTATCGTGCGTAGTGCCCGTTAAATGGTTTGTTCCTAATGCCATTAAATTATCTCCTTAAAGATATAAGCTACAAACCGTACTGACGTTTTTCCCATGCGAGTATTTCTTCTTGGTGGTCATTGTATTTTCCACTTGCGATGATTTCATTCACACGTTCACTTGTCATTTCTGTTTTCTCGGGTGCAGATGTTACTGCATTTGCCCGTGGAGCAGAAGAGGCTTGAGCTTGTTTAGTTTGTTTGATTGCGTCTTCTTTCCCTTTTTGACGAGCAGCTATTTCTCTAGTTTCTGCTGATTCAGCTTTGGCTAGTCGATGTAGCGTATCTAAGTTCACAAGTAGGTGGTCAGCAAAGGCTGAGTCCGTTTCCCTGTATCTGCTATAGATTTCTCCCATTTCTTTATCTAATGCTCTGGCTTCTGGATTAGAGTTGTAGAAGTTTAATATTCTAGCTTCTTGCACGACTGCTTGGTCACTTCCGCTACCAATATCTTCATTCACGTTCTTCTTTAAAGTAGAAACCTGTGAAGTGGTCTCGTGAAGCTTCTTCTGCGTATCTCGCAAAGCTTTTAATATTTTATTCTGGTCCTTCGTATCAAGACCTGTCTTTTCCGCCCAGTCTATTAGTTCCTGGTCGTCTGTAGATGTTTGTTCATCTGTTGAGGTAGTGGATTGCTCCGCCTCGTTATTGTCTTCCTTTTCAGGGGTTGCAACTTCAGCTTGTGGGCTGTCGCTACGTAGACTTTCCGCTGAGCTTTCAATAGTTTCTGGGGTAGTGGATTGCTCCGCCTCTTCTACTACTGGTGCGTCAGTAATGGTGTTGTCTTCCATAAGACTCCTTTTGGGTTAGAATTATTAAATGTACTGCACTCACCTTAATTAAAGCATATGCTCCTCTGTTTGTAAATAATCTCTACAGGAGGGTAGAGTGCATACCCCCCTGGGCAAACTACTTACTTTGCTTAGACATCCTGACCATGTAATCTCTTAGGCTTACTAGTCCTTCTAGTTTGGCTATAGACAGGGCTTTGGTTTCCACCGACTTACCCTGCATGGCTTCTATCACTATAGCCTTCTCTAGCATTTCTGCTTGCTTTAGCAAATCCATTCCAGAAGGACTCTTTAGGAAAGAAGTGTATCCACCTCTTAAGTGGTTCTTACTGCGGTCTTGGTTGTCCACTTGGCATCTCTGGCATCTGTTGTTGAGGCTGTCCTTGTCCCATCATACCCATCTGTGGTTGTTGCTGCATAACGAGTGATTCTAGGTCTTTCTTGTCCATACCGAACATCTTCTCGGAAGTCATCTTGAATAGTTGTTCCTGATTAACGAAAGGAAGTTGTGAGCTCATCTGGTAGAACATCATAGCGTTTTGCTTCTCTTCTTCTGCTACGGCTGTTGCTGTAGTGTCAAGCATAACTCTTGGTTCGTAATCACCCATGTATTCGCCTGGGTTGTAGTTCATAAACTCAGCACCTTCAGCACCTATAGTTCGTACTGCTGTTTCTTGTGTAACGTGTATCTGTATAAGTTTGAACATGTTGTCTGCAAGTATTTTCATACCTTCACGTTCTAGGTTCTTAAGTTTGACTGAGAAACGAGTACCTGCCTGTGCAAGTGTAGCTCTAACTTCAG